TGATACTTTGAACTGTAAACTCGTAAATATCACCAGCATCTACATCTCTAAGTTCAAATTCAGTTCTCCTTGTGATTACATCTATAGGATTATCAAAAAATACACTTGAACCAAAATTATTATTATTTTTGAAAGTATTACTGTTGTTATTAGCTGTGCCTTTTCTATAAACAACTTTATATTTAACTGCACCTTTTACACCGTCAAAATTGACCCTTAATTGTATTCTGATATTGCCATCATTAGTATCAAACTGTTGCTTACTAGGAACGTGTTTGTACAAAGATTCACTAACATTTAAGTTCGTTGGTGCATCTAAAATTTCGTCTAAATTTGTTATGTCTTTTGACTCTACATCCGCACCGCCTTATATCGTGTTATAAAGACTTTCATCATAAGAAACTGCCGTAACACTATATTGAAGATTTTGTGATTGCTCTATATTTAAAACTCTCCATGAAGTTGGTTGTACTGTAGTTTTTTCATATAACCAGACACTATTTACATTTGGTGCTGATGTGAAAGCAATAGAAACAGTGACAACACTTCCTGATATACCTTGTACATCTTTTGTTTCCATACTTCCATCACCTAAAATAATAGATAATTTATCGCCAGAAGCAAAACTAATTCCTGATACGCTGTCTAGTGTTATTTGGGTCGTAGAAGCTGCTGTAATACGTCCAGCTAGTCTTGTGCCGCTTCTTACTGGATCTGATATAGAAATTACCATGCCAACTTCTAACATAACTCCAGCTTCGCTTGTCATTGTAAACGTACAAGTTTCTGTTAAAAAATTTTCTGAGTAGTAAATAAATCTTGCCAAACGTGAAGCCTGACCACCTGATGTGCAACCAAAGGCATCTATTTGTTTTTTGTTCAAACCGTAAGCTTTTACAAAAGGGTCATCTGTTACTTCTGTTAATGTTGGTGGGTGTTGTAAATAATCTATTTGCTGTGTGACATTATTAAAAAATCTAACAACAACACAATTTGCTCTTGTTTTTATATCAGAACCTTCATAACTAAAACCTTCTTGAGTTACATTACTTCTATTAAATAAATAAACTGGATCTTCTGGCTTATCACATATAAGTTTGATTTTGCCTTCGCTGTAATAGAGTGACCCTCTAAATACAGAGGCAACTTTATTAAGTAATTTAAATGCGTCAAATTTTCTATTAATAACACCATTAAAACTAAATCTTGGCTCCGAAGTTCCTTTTGTGATGGTTACATCTCCACTAAAACTATCACTGTCTGATGCCTGTACTTTTATTATTCCAGCTTTTTTATTTGCTGCTGTAATTTTTGTTGTAAGATTACTTGCACCACCGCTTGTGAATTGACAAGTTATTTTGTCGTTTTTCTGTAAACCCATTTCTTTTGGAATAATATTATTACCAGTTCCATCAACAAATTTCATTGTTATTGTTGTGCCACTCTGCACATAAGTTCCAGTTAAACTTGCTGGATTATTTCGTCTGTCACTAATAAGCGTGTTTGCATATTGTGAAGCCTCAACAAAAGAAAAAACATTTATATTTTTTGCAGTACCATTAAATAAGGTTTTTTCTGCTGGTGTCAAAACCTGCTCACCTAATCCATACCTTTTATTAGTCAACAAATCATACAGAACCATTACAGGACAAGCACAAAATTCAGCAGCTTGCATACTTCCATTAAAAACATAATCTGTTGGATATATTATGCGGCCTGTTTCAATGTCAACTTCAGTACCTGTCGGGATACGACATTTAATACCTTTTACCAAATATGTCCTTACAGGAACCGAACTAAATTCTTCAGCCCCTACCTTAAGCCCAACTAAAGCACTGTTATTGTAGCTGATTTTGTCATTCATTATTTTTACAATCGACATAAATCTGACAGAATTTCCCTGCTGTATGATGTTTGGGTCATCATGCAAAGCATTAAATTTATCTACTTTTATTGCTATTGTTCTGTCGTTTGTATTGCTTGGTGCTGGAATGTCAACTGTAAATTGTAATTCATACAAATCATTAGTTCTCCCATCTAATAATTTATTGACGACCATTACTTCTGTACCTCCGTCAATACTTCTAAAAATCCTAAATCTTAATGTCAAGCCTCTAATATCACCATTATTAAAAGCTGCAAATAAAGAAGGTATGCCAATATTTACAATTACTTCATCTACTCTATTTGTATTAGTATCTGTGAATGTTAGTGTTCTTGACTGTAAAGCATCTTGTAAATCATCATTTGGAAAGGCAGTAACAACACTTCTTACTTTAGAAAACCCTTTTATCACATCTTGAGGGTCATCACCATTTTTTGTTTCTAGATGTACGCCTTCCATATTAAAATTATTGGCGGCTTGTGTTGTATCAGTAACAGGTGCCTCTAATTTTCTTAATGGTGTTTTATTGAAGAAGATATCTTTTTGACCTTCAAGGCCATAATTAGTTGTACCAAAAGCAAAATTTTTCTCTAAAGGTGTTGCAAAACCAGCAATATTGCCTTCAGAAATTAAATCTAAAATTCTTGCATCAGCTTTACTGTTAAGATTGTCCTCCGCATTTTCTGGATTTCTACGTCTACCCTTACCACCAGAACCAGAACCAGAAATTAATTCTTCATCAAAATTTGTCATTTAACATCTCCTATTTCAAGTGATGTATTTATGACTATTGAACCACAAATAGCAGTTCCATACACGAGTGGCACTGGTAAACCAGCAATAGAAACATTTAAGGGAGATGAAAAGCTGCTTGATTCTGGTGTTTGTTCTCCTTCTGGAATTGTTGGAGTTGGTGTTAACAAATCAGAAACACCCGAAAGTACTAAAGAAGCACCAATCCCCACCGCTGCTTTTGTTGCAAAACCTAACGAACCAAAAGCAGTTGCACCTGAAGCACCAGTAAATGAACCAAAAGTTAAAGATGGATTTAATAAAAAAGCCCCTCCTATTTATGCAGCACCTAGCAAAATTTTTCCAAACCTACCACTTCCCTCAACAACTGGTATAAAACTTATATTTGATTTTCCTATCGGATATAACAATTCTTCTTCTCCTACATCATCTTTATCAACCAAAACATGATATTTATTTTGTAAAATTTCAGCTTTAAGTTTGGGCCAATTACAGGTTAAAAAATTTACAGCCTCTTTTACGCTGTCAACATAAGCTTCAACCTCTGAAAGTCCTGTGTGTTCTCTTAAATGACCATATAATTTTATTTTACGCAACATATCTTATCCTCTTACCTGTACTTTTTTGTAAATATTCATTGTAAAGCTCTCGACCTGACAGCCTTCCTTGTACATGATGTAATACTTGTCCATCAATAAATACAGCAATATGGTTAAGGCCATTACCATAGATACTAAGCAATAAACAATCATTTGTCTGTAGCTGTTCGTTATATTTTAACTCACGAAAACCAGTTGCTTCAAAGCAATCTTCAAACATTGGTTTATCAATAAAATCATCTTCATTAGCTGGTCTTACCCAATCTCTTAATGTAATACCCTGCTCTTTAAAATAATCTCTAACAAGACTCCAACAATCATACACACCAAAGACATAAGGTCTACCAATTAAACTTTTTTTATATCCTTCTGGCTCATAAGACTGCCATTCGTTACTTTTTGGATTAACAATGTAATATTTTAAACCTTGTTTTTCAGAAGAATACTTATCAGCATCAGATGGTGTTGCATTACAGTTTACATGACTATGAAATACCGCAACAATATCCCCTTTATCTTCTGTTTCAGCCCATGATCTTGGGTCGATAGTGAATTGATTTAATTTATCAACTGCAATATTTCTAGCTGGTGCATATTTTTCTCTGCCTTTGAACATATAAACAAGGCCACAAGCTTCGTTAGGTACTTCATGTCTTGCGTGTTCTAATGCTTTATCTTGCCAAATCATTGAAAGAACTCTCCTATTGCTGGAAATTGATCTGGTAAAACTTGTCGTCTTGGTAATTTTATTCCAAATTCATCATTAGGCATTGCACATTCAAACTGCACAAACTCTTGATTTTCTACAACTTTTCTTACAATCATAAAAATATCTTCGGGAAACTTTTGAGTTGGGTCATCAGTAGTAATATTTGAGTTAAAGTTTGCATCATCTAAAAACTTTCTAAGAGTTCTTATGCGAACTAAAGTACTTCCTATAAGGTCATTTCCCCTAGTTATCTTGTTAACTTCTAATAAAATTGCTGATATAGTTCCGCTAGGCAATGCAGAACCGCCATTGGCAACAGTAAATGTATTAGAAAGACTCGGACTTAAATTACTTATAGTTAAAACTGGTCTAGGTAAAGTCCCTTTAGCAGACATTTCAAATCCTTCAGCCATGATTGGAAAAGGTTCATATACTTTCCCTCCAAAA